AGCGCATAACTTTATCCACGACGAAATGCCTCCCACGCGAAACCCACTAAATCCTAAAGAAATTTACACAAGCAAAAGCAAACTGCGAGCGGCTTATAGAGCTGCTGGCGCGATAGAAGTAGGTGACTCATACGACCGTGGGTATTCCCCTGAAAAGGAAAGTTCCTCGCGAGAAAAGGCTGTAGTCGCTAATTTTATGAAACAAGTAAGGGACAGAGCAAATGGATAACGTAGAAAATCAAGTAGAAGAAGCGCAAGACGCTAAACCGTCACTAAGAGAGTCTATTGGTCGTTCTTTGGCCGCTCAAAATATAGATACTGAGCCACAAACACCCACAATAATTGAAGATTCAAAAGAAGCCGTTGCCTTAGACGAATCCTTGGAAACTTTAGAACCTCAAGAAGCTCCTGCATTGCAAGAGAGTGTATCACCAGTAGAGACACCTGCAGTGGAGCGAATTCCATTGGTTCCTCCCGCAGATATGAACAAGTTGGAAAAAGACGCTTTTCTTAATCCAACAATAGACAATGCACATATTTTGCAACAATACATGAACCGACGTGCGTATGAGACTCGCACGGATTATCAACGCAAGATGCAGGAAGTCGAGGATCTTAGAAAGAAAACCTCGTCCGTTTATGACACGATTAAAGAATATGAAGATGACTATGCTCGCAAAGGCATAAACATTGGAGATATTACTAAGCGATCCATTGCTTGGGATAAGGCAATGCAAAGCAGTCCTGTTGAAACTGCATTGGAATGGCTGGACTCTTATGGCCTAACTTTAGAAGATTTAAAAAATCGTTCTATACCGCAAAATGCAGCAGCTTCTCAAGTTCCAACAAATTATTTGACTAGAGAGCAGGCCGAAAAAATAGCGGAAGATAAAGCTCGCGCTTTGTTTGAACAACAGCAAGAAGAACAGAAACAATCTGCCGTTGCTTATTTTAATGAGCGAGTTGTACAATCTTTCATGACAGCCAAGCCACTTTTTCGCGACCCAGAAACAGCTTCGCAATTAGAAGCTGAAATGGCACCGATAGTAAGTGCGCTCTCTAGCACAGGCAAGTACAGCTCTCCCGAAGAGATCCTGGAAACTGCCTATAACTATGTAGTGGCTGGCAACCCGACCTTTTCCAGTCTTCAATCAGCGATGACTGCAAGGCCGATGGTAGAACAAAAACAAGCCGTCGCTCAAAAAGCAAAAGCGGCTTCAAAGACAATATCTGGCTCCGCTGGTTCGGGGACTCCCAGATCGGAAATACGACACTTGAGGGACAACTTGCGGCGTCGTCTTGGCGGCGAATAGCGCATAGCTATTTTAGTTGTCCTTCGTAATAAATTTAAAAGGACAACTAAAATGGCAAATTTAGAAGAAGCAGTGGTAGCTACCCTGTTTGATCAAAGCGATCAAATTGCGGACGAGGTTTTACATCATAACCCACTTATGAAATCTCTTGATGCTCAGGGACTTATTCGTAGGTTCTCTGGTGGATATGAGCTTCGTAAGCCAATCATGTACAATGATACGGCTCAGGGTAATTTCTATTCGGGTTATTCTTCGTTTAACCTTGATGCAATCGACGACCTTACGGCGTTCCGATTCGCTATTAAGCAGTGTTATGAGCCTGTAGCTATCTCTGGTCGTGAGCGACGAGCCAACAGAGATCAAGCACAGCTTCTTGACCTTGTTGAATCGAAGATGAATGCGTCTATCGCTCGACTTAAAAACACAGTGTCAACCTCGCTTCGTGGCGACGGAACTGGCTCTGGAGGACTTGAGTTTGACGGTATTAAGAAAGCGGTTTCGACTTCACCTTCTTCCGGTACCTATGGAACGATTGATCGTACTTCCAATGCTTTTGCACGTAACCTTGCAGTAAACGTAACATTGACTGCGGCAAACGTACAAGAGCAGATCACGGATGCAATCAGCCAGATCACTCGTGGTGATGAGCAACCTGACCTTGGACTTATGGATCGAACAGCATGGAAATTCCTACATAGCTCGCTTACGGCTATTCAGCGCATTCAGCTTCCTGCAAAGAAGGCTGTCGCTGGATTCCGCGTTCTTAGCTATGACGGATGTGACTTTGTGTTTGATGGTGGATATGGCTCTACGGTTCTTGAAACCAATAGCTGCCGCCTTTTGAACACAAAATACTGGACGATGGACTTAGTCCGAGGAGCAGATTTTAAGCCTTTGGCACCTGAAATGACACGTCCTGTTGACCAGGATGCGTTCTTCACCGTGATCATTGTAGAGGGTAACCTCTGCTGTGCTGCTCCTGCGCTTCAGGCTGTTATTTACGCTTAATTGTTGGAGGATTGAATTATGTCATTGAATGGATCGCAAGGTGTAAATTCTACTCGCAGTTGGGATAGTACAACAATTTCACTACCTGCAAAGGTGCTGGATGTTGGGTCTGATAAGCGTGGTAAATGGCTGTTTGTAAAGGCAGCAGGCACTATTACGCAGTATCAAGCTGGCATTATTGATAAGGATGGCGGTTTTACTGCTGTTACTACAACTAATGCTTCAACGCCCCCTAAGGGTCTTGGAATCGCTCAAGTTGCTGCAGCTACCAATGAGTACCTTTGGGTATTTATTGGCGAGGGTGGAGGAACTGGAGTCGGAGTAAAGGTAAAGGTAGCAGCTTCGTATGTAGCTGGAACTAAGCTTTATACTACGGCTACTGCTGGCGTGTTGGACGATAGCGTTACTGCTGGCGTGATCAGCGGTGTTGTCGGTCTAACCACGGATTCGGGATCTGGATCAAATGTTGAAGTACAGGCATTTGGTGCAATGTACTCCAATCTGTAATTGATAAGCGGCTGGCTTGTATAGCAGCCGCAATTTCGGGAGATTATATGTCACTTCTTACAGATTTGATTGGTTTGGGACTTCCTCCAGAGCAAGCAAATGTGTTGTCAACTTTTAGCATTACGTCGGCTCCTGCACTCTCATCGAGTGGAAGTTTGACTGCTACTGGCACAACAATTGCAGATGCTCTTGCTCTTACATCGTTTCTTAACCTTGTAGGAACCACTGCTGCCTCGACAGGAGTTAAACTTCCTGATGTTCAGATTGGTGGAATCGTGGTTGTGCAAAACAATGGCGCAAATGCTCTTAACGTATTCCCGCAATCATCACTAGGAACACTTAACGGTGGAACTGCTGGTGCTGCGGTAACGTGTGCTGCTGCGGCTGGTAACATTTGTATTAAACGCTCGTCAACAGATTGGCTTGTATACGTTGTTGCTAAGGAATCATAATACGAGGCCGGTGAAAGTCCGGCCATTTTATTAGGTGATTTATGCCAGATTTTACACCCTCTAATCCTAGTGCATTATTTTCCGCTCGAAGATTAGTTGCAGTTACTCCTTCGGATTCTACAGACCTTACAGGCGTTCGTGCCTTGTGGATTGGTGGAGCAGGTACGGTAAGTCTTAAATGTGTTGATGATACTGCTGCAGTATCATTAACTGTACCAGCCGGAACGCTTCTTCCAGTATTTGCATCACGAGTTATGGCAGCTACAACGGCAACTTTAATTGTTGCATTGTATTAAAATGATAATCGGAATAAGTAACATTTCTGTTTGTCAAGCTGGGAAAAAAGGACCATCTTTTGTTCCAACAGATATTTCTAATTTAGCATATTGGTATAGTGCTGATAGCGGAATAACAAAGGATGGCTCTAATCTTGTTAGTCAATGGGACGATAGAAGCGGAAACGCTAGAAACGTTACGCAAGCAACTGCTGGAAATAAGCCTGTTTACACGACTAATCAAGTAAATGGATTACCCGCCGTTATATTTGATGGATCAAACGATTTTCTATCGCTTAATGCATCCATTTTTACAAACACCAGTAACATAACTTTTTTTGCAGTTGCTAAAATAACAACAGCAAGTCAGTACGCTACTCTGTTTTCTCAATACCTAAGTGGAGCACTAAACGCAGCAGCCTTTCAAGTTTGTAATAATTCTGGAGCGTTGAAAATGCAAACCGACGTTTCGCTCCCAAAGGGAATGTACGGGTCTACAACAATTCCACTTTCTACATACAAGTGTTTTACTTATCGAGTTGCTCCCTGGTCAACCGTCGCGACCAATACGGAACTATGGTTAAATGGCATTGCAGAAACAGAAACAAGCTACGGTGGCGCTGGCACTCCAGTCTTAGCAGCAGGCAATGTTTATGTGGGAGCATTTGGAGGTGGAGGACCAACCGTAACTCTTAATGGCGGAATTGCGGAAATTGTGATTTATAATGCTAATTTAAGTGACTTAGACCGAAGTAGGGTCGAATCATACTTAATAGCAAAATATGCACTTTAGGAGAATTATGCCGCAGATAGACTGGAATACGATTATGAATGGACAGTCACAACAGAAAAAGCGTTTTGCTGGTGCCAATATTCGTTTTTTTAACGCTTACAACGAAAACCGAGAAAAAAGTTTTGCCGCAGGTCGAGCAATCTTTGACGAGATTCCATCCATTTCCATTCAATATCCGGGTGGAGATGAGACAGTTCGTCGTATAGAGCCACAAGATATTCAGGACTACCCTGAGCTTCATGCGGCATTTAAAGCAGGAAATGAACCTGTAGTTAGCGGAACTCCTCTTGCTGAATGGCCTCTTATGAATGGGTCAACATTGCGAGAGTTGCAACATCTTGGATTTAAAACAGTAGAACAGTTGGCTGAAGCTCATGATGAACTTCGTCGCAAACTTGGACCAACTGGCCGTTTTATTAAAATGGCTAAGGATTGGATGGATGCGGCTACTTCGTCTCAATATCAAGTTACTACATTGAAACAGCAACTTGATCGTGCAGAGACACAAACAGCAAAACTTCGAGAGCAAGTAGAGTTGTTAATGCAACGTATTGAAGGCAACGAGGGTATCGACCTACGACCACAACGAAAGGAGGTGATCCATTCTACCGAGTTTTCTTATGGTTTAGATGAAGGTGAAAACGCAACTTTTGAAGAGTCTACACAAGAAACTCCTAAGCGTAGGGGTAGACCAAGGAAAATGACAGTATGAGTTTAGCAACGATTGTTTCGAATGTGGCGGCTGAATGCGGGTATACCGTAGAATCGACTGTTACTGGTTCTACAGAAACCACAACGAAACAGTTGCTAGCGATGACCCAGCGCATAAATAAGGACATATTTGAGTTTTATCCGTGGCCAAAATGTTATGCGGCTGGGTCTATTACGCTTGTAAGTGGACAAGCAACTTATGAACTTCCTGCAGCATTCTCCTGGTATCAATATGAAACGTTTTGGAATAGTAGTACTCGTTGGCGAATACTTGGACCAATGACAGAACAGGAGTACGGAGAGATCCGTGGTTTTGGTCTTAACACTACAGTTTACCAAAGATTTCAAATTCGTGGATTAAGCAATAATCAGTTGTTAATTAGTCCTACTCCGTCATCAAGTGGCAATGTTATTGTTTTTGAATATATAGCGGATAGGTGTGTGCGTCCTGTAACTTGGACCGCAAGCACATTGTTTGCTGCGAATGCGTATTGTTTTTATAACGGCAACTATTACCAAACTACTGCCGGAGGAACTACAGGAGCTACTGCACCAACGCATACAACTGGCTCTGTGTCTGATGGTGGAGTAACTTGGACATATTATAGCGGAGCTTACGATCAGTTTATTGCAGATACTGACGTTAGTATTTTTAACGAAAAAATGGTTGAGCAAGGAGTCATTGAAAGATTTGCTCAGATACATGGGTTAACTGGAGTAGTCCCACAATTTAAACAACAAGTAGATGAAGAGTTTAGCCGTGAGAATC